GACAAGTTTTTGACAACTCGTAATTTATATATTTCAGATTACTTGTCTTTATATTTTTATATATTGTCAATGCCTACAACAATTTGTAATGATTGGATTATAAAAATAGTCAGATTGTTGTCAGTACACCATTTAGATGTGCATGCGGATGTTCGTCCTGATATCCAAGCAAATGGTGGAATGAGACATAGTAATGCGACCATAAATACATATGGAGTAGAAACGAAGCATTATGTAAATTCTCTGGATAGAGTTATAAATTTAACTGTGTCTCAAACATTGGCTAATAACAATAGTACATCACGAGTAATAGGATCATTTATCCCTAGAAATAGAATAAGGACTCTTGTGACAAATACTATAAATTTTTCGACAACAGTAAATATACCGAGTAATATAATAGAACAACTCAGATTCACTTATGAAGATACAATAGAATACCTAATTCATTTATATAATTATAACAAATATAGGATTAGGTACGAAGTGGATGATCAAAATTTACTGTAAAAGGAACTGGGGTGATGACATATGGATACCTTCCCGCGGAAGTAGGATTGAAATTGGTTGATGAACCTGACGAGTCTTATCGTCTGGGGAAACTAAATTTCAAAACGGTTCGGCGTGTGCCAGTGAGGGTATCTTTAGGATGTCATGTTGAAGGCCTAGCGTGTCCAGTTCCGGAATTGAATGATGGCCCGTCTACTGCAGCTCAGTCAGTTAAAAGAGTAGCTGCTAAAATGCCACCCTTAAATAGAGCTAAATTAAGGAGGTTGAAAAGGTTTGCTTTGAGATTTTGCAAACGGCATTTTAATAATAAACAGTTTGCAAGCGACGAACGTTTCGATTTTGATGAATGGATAAACAATACTCCATATCCAGAATATCGCAAGCAAGAATTGAGAGAAGTACATGAGAAAATGCAAGGTAATAAAACTAAGAAAACAGTTAAGATGTTTCTTAAGGATGAAGCCTACACAGAATATAAGTGGCCTCGTGGAATATACTCTCGTGACGATGAATATAAATGTGATGTTGGACCGTTTTTTCAAAAATTTAACGAGATAATTTTTGATACAGAGTTTTTTATTAAGAAAATTCCGGTTAATGATAGACCAAAATGGTTGTTGGAAAGATTTAAAGATAGACCCAACGTAAAATGCACAGACTTTTCGTGTTATGAAGCCACCTTTACCAGAGAGATTATGGCTGTTGAAAGGATTGTGTATAAATATCTATTAGAACATCATCCAATGAAAGATGAGATAATGCTGAAATTATCTGTCCTCATGGGTGAGAACATCATAAAATCTAAATATTTCGAGATGAAATTGCAGGCTAAGCGTATGTCTGGTGAAATGAATACTAGCTCTGCTAACGGAATTTTTAATTTGATCGTTACTTTTTTCTTACTTGAAGAAGCAGGAAATCGTTTTTATGGTGGTGTATTTGAAGGTGATGATGGTATATTTTGGTACGATCATGCACCACCAACTTCAATATCTTATGCCGAGTTAGGTGCTAAAATAAAAATAGAATCGCCCACTCGTTTAGAAGAAGCTTCCTTTTGTGGAATGATATTTGATAGTATAGCTTTGGACAATATTGCTGACCCGCTTGAGGCGATCGTGTTGTTTGGATGGACTACTAGACAGTATCTGTTTGCAAGGAAGAATTGTAAGGATCAGTTATTGAAGAGCAAATCACTTTCAATGTTATACCAATACCCGGGTTGTCCTATTTTGAGAAATTTGGCATTATATGGCCTTAGGATGACTACGCATGTTAATATAGAGGAAGTGGAATTGAGGAAGAAAAAGGAAAACCTTGATTCATATAATAGAGAGAAGTGGTATAGGG